GCAATAGCTGCTTCTTCCAGCTTGATGTCAGTGATAACTCTTTTTACTCTGTCATCAATCTTAACCATCTCAAGAGTATATCTATTATTATCTAGATGCTCCTGTTGCCACTTCAACTCCAAGGACCTTTTTTGTTTGTATAGGTCTTGTATCATCTATAACCTCCTCATAAGTTATTCGATTTATCCCAGTATCATAGTTGTTTCCGAGATACTCCCATTTTATACTCTTTTCTCCTAGTTTGTCAAGTATTGCTTGTTCAACACTTTCAGCTGTATCTTCAACATGCTCAATATTAAATTTTGCATGATAACTATAGGCCCAGATATTTATGGAAGTTTTTTTCATTTACACACCTTGTTGTAGTTAAAAAAAGGGCCGTTTTTAGGCGGCCCTTTAAATTATTTATTATGCTCCTGGAGAACCAAAGATACCTCTAGGGTCAGAGAAACCAAATACGTATCTCTCTCTAGCTTTGTATCTAACGTTACCAGTATCGAAGTCACCTTCCATAGAAGTTTTGATCGGTGATCTTACGAAATGTTTTAGACCATTTGGAACATCAGTTTTGATGAAAAATGCATCAGGATCTGTTAAGTAGTGATTAACTACATAACCTTGAGAAATCATTCCCATGTTCTTGATTGCATTGATATCGTTATCTGCTGTACTTGTTCTACCGTCAGACTTCATAAGTCTGTCAGCAGTAAATTGAAGCTCAGAAGGAATAATCATTTTCATTCCTCTAGCCGCAATTTTTAGTCCTCTTTCGTCAGTAAACGCCGCGATGTCAATTAAAGACTGCTCTAAAGAAGTTTCGTTTAAATCAGCAGAAGTTGCTAATTCATTTGCGAAAGTTCCAGAAAGCGTAGGGTGAGCCGTAGAACATAGTTCCACTCCATCACCACCAGCAAATGCTGCTGTGAACGCATTGTTCAATACAGCTGCCGCTTTAACTTGTTTAGTGTTTGCCATAGATCTTGCTAAAGCTTTTGTATATCTAGACGCAAGTCTGTCATACAAGTTATCTTCGATAGCTTCTTCTGTGATTGCAAACGCTAACGCGATTGTTTCGTTTGTGTAACGAGCCGTGAAAGTTTCTTGCGCATCATCGAATGATACACCTTGACCTTCAGGTTTAACTGATGCATTTCCGAAACCACTTAACATTACTTCCTCTTCGAAAGCTCTGTCAGATGATTCTGTGTCAAAAATCTCAGAATGCTCGTTAGCATAGTTTTTGTATTCAAGTCCGAATAGTGCATTCAAACCTGGTTCTAGTTCTTTAACTAGCTGTGCTCTTGATATTGCCATGTTTATTTATCTCCTATTCGATATTAGTTATACAACGCAGATAGAGGAGTAATCATAACGACTACGTCAGCCCCACCTACTGTTAGGTCTTTTTGACCCGGGATATTAGCTGATCTAACTAGTTTAAACATATTTGTTGTAGCATTTGTTGCTGCTATGTTTAATCTTTCGTCAGACATGCCACTTCTACCAGTAGCGCCATTATCACCTGTGTTGAACGTTTGACCAACATTAGTCAAAGGACATGCTGCGTTTGTTCTAATGTTATATTCCTGAAGAGGATTATCCATTACAAAAGCGGAACCTGAACTTGAACCTGTGTTGTAGTCAACAGCGAAATTTGTTCCACTTGGAACAGAGTTCGCCCACGTTGGTTTTGATGTTGCTGAGTCAACCCAGAATGCACCATTGAATACACCTACTAGTCTTGAAGTAGCTGTAGCATTAGTGAATCCTGCACCACCTGCAGTATCATCGTCTAGTGAGTCGTAAGTTGCATCTTGAATAGAACCTTTTTCAGCTGCCTGTGTCCCTATGTTTAGAGAAACGGGGTCGCCTTTAAAGATAGTATTGAAAGCTGCTCCTGCGTAATCATATAACTGGTATTCAGATTGACCTGATGTTGCAGGTGTTGAACCTACATTCATCACGGCTCTACATCCGAATCCAGCTGTACTATTATTAGCCATATTTATTTTTCCTTTACTATGTACCTGCCCCTAAGGGCCTCCAGTACGGTTTATTTTATTTTTGTTGGTAAGGAATTACTAAATAATTAGTCTTTCTTTGAACCACCAAAAGTTACACGTGTCTGTCGTTCTTGATTGAACGGCATACTTGGGTGCTGATCCTTTAGTAAATCGTTTTTAATTGCTTCGTCTCTGTCCTGTACTTGTTTCTTATAGTACTCTTCACGAGATTTCGCGATTTCCTCTGGTATCCTAGCCAGCAATAGGCCTCCTACTCCGATAACTCCTGCATGTTTTCCATCCTTAAGCGTGGGATAATCAGAATCAGGATATTCATCCGCTCTAACTAATTCCCATCCGGATCTTAACTTTCCAGCCATGTTTTTTGTGTCGTCAAAACCCATAGTTTCAGCTCTAATCCATCTGTGCCTAGTACCTGGTGGGGCATCAGGGGCATCTAGTGATGAGGGTGGAGTCCAAGTTCTTTTAGCTTCCGCTTTAGTTCTTGTTTGACTCGCACGAGAAGTTTTTATTTTTTCGTTTTCCATATGCTTATATTCCTTCCGTGATGTTTAATTGTTTCGCATAGTCTTCTAATGGCACGCCTAATCTTTTAGCAATTGCTACCTGTGATGGCGAGAGTCTCACAGTTTTTTTGCGTCCTGTTGGGGCTGAACGTTTAGCCGACGCTACATTCTGAGCAGGTTTTGCTCTTTCTGTAGTTGTACCCTCCATCTTATCAAATTTATGGGGGAATTCAAGTCTTATTCTTGAATCTACTTCCTCATAATATTCGTTAGATTGCGGGTCATATCCCTCTTCTTCCACCAATTTTTTATGAAGATCAAAAGCAGTATGAGTCATTGCTGAGTCACTACCAAACCAAGTATTTTTACTAGCCCAATCTTCTGCTTTAGGGTCAGTTTGTGCTCTTCTAGGTGTAGGGGCCTGATAAGGCTGTTCTACAACTTTTTGTTTTGGTTGTTCTTCATTAAGTTTTTTTAGTGCTCCTAATCTTGATGCATCTTGAGCAAGTTTAGCCATATTTTCTTGAGCTGTTACTTGATCATCTACATTACCAGCTTCAATAGCTACTCTTAATGCTTGTCTTGCAGCATCCATATTTGTAGTAACTCTTGATTCAAACTCATTAACATAAGATTGATCTAAAGTAGAAAGTTTCTTTTCTAATCTATCTTTATCTAATTTAGTTGCTTGAGCAAAATGAACAGCTTCTTCTCTTTGTCTTTCAGCTTCTCTCATTTTACGAGTTAATTTAGAAATACGTTTTTGAACGCTATCACTATAATCTTGTAACTCATCTTCTGGTTTTTCTTTTTTAAGTTTTATTTCTCTTTCATTTTCAAAAGATTTATCTTCTGAAACTTGTTCAACTTCTATTTTGTCTTCAACAACGGCTTCTACCTTTTCAGGTTCTCCTTTGTCGTCTAAATTAATGTCAGCACCTACTGTTTCGCCAACATCAATTAACTCTTCTGATTGTTTTATGTTTTCTGGCATAGTTTCTCCTATGATTGTTAAATGAAATGAAGAAGAGATTCAGGATCTTTAACAGTTCCTAAAACTTCATCATCGTTAAGTATTCGCACTTCTCCACCTTCAATAGGTAATCTTGAACCCGCATAACGAGCAAAGATAACCCAATCTCCTTTTTTACACCAAGGTTCATTAAATTTTTCTTTATCCTTGTATGCTAGATCTCCCATCTTTAAAACATAACCACATGATGTAGCTATTCTTGCTTTGTCTAAAGTTTCTTGAGAAAATAATATTCCTCCATCTGATTTATTTTTAGGAGTAAATGGTAAAACTAAAAGTCTGTAACCTACAGGACTTGGTAGTTCATCAACAGTTTCAGTTCCAATATTTTCTGGAGTTAAAGGTTCTGGTTCTGGTGGTAATTTTGTTTTCTCTTCTTCGTATTTTTCTTGAAGACCAAGTTTAATTTTTGGTACTTCCTTGCCCGATGTCGATAACGTTTCCTTGCTCATCTTTTTGCTCCTTAGGTTTTAGCAGGTTAGAGATTTCCTGTAATATTATTTCATAGGCATGTGCCTGACCCAACATATACCTATATTTTTCCATATTGTCAACAGCTCCTGCTAACATAGCTTCGGTAATGCTTTCTTTAGTTGCTTTTATTCTTTTTCTTATCTTCCCTATCATTGTTATATCGTCCATCTTCTCTCCTTATAATTTAAATTGTTGCAATACTATTAACTTTTCTTCAGCATTTGCAATCTTTTCTATTTGTTTATCTACTTCTTCTATGTGTTGTGGATGTTCTCCAATACCTACAGAATTTTCTAAATAAATTTTAAGTGTAGCATCTGCTTCTGATATTTGTGCATTATATCTATCTTCCAGTGCTGTTAATATTGCTTCTCTCATTTTTTTGCCACCTTATTTTTGTTAGGACCTTTTTTAATTATATAGTCTTGAGTTCCATTAGCACCTGCATTAACTTCTTTTTTTAAGTGTCTAAATAAACTCATCTCTTTGATTTTCTTATAGTTGCTTTTTAAAAAAGTTTCAAGAAGTTTTGTATCCCTCATTTAACAGTTCCATTTTCGAAGTGATTTAGATAATCTATCTTCACCGGTATTGTTACTTGCTTTTTGTCTTTTTCTCATGCCAGTCATTCTAGCACAAAAGGAAGTTCTACGTTTAGCGGCCTTAGAACCTTTTTTTAATTTTGAGGGTTTAGTAGTTACTGCTGTTTTTAATTTGGAACCAGGGTTAGCT